TCCCTTCCACGGCGATCACCCTGGAAGGGATCGATACCACCGATACGCAGCTGTTCCCGGCTGGCAACGGTGCGGGCACCATGAAAAAGATCCTCTCCTGGGTACTGATTCCGCAGGTCACCGACCTGGCTTTCTCCGGCGGCGAGCAGAACTATCTCGACGTCACCTTCTTGGAAGATGACCAGGGCAAGCAGATCCCAACCGACAAGTCCGCGGCGAGCATGGTGCTGACCATCGCAGATGATCCGGCTCAACCCTTCAACGCGGTGCTGATGGCGGCTGACGCCGGCAAGAAGGTACAGGCCGCGCGCCTCAACCTCCCCGGCAATGACACGCTGCTGTACGGGGCCTACACCTCGTTCTCCAAGCAGTCGGCGGTGTCCCGTAACAACCTGCTGACCCGCACCGTCAACCTGGCGCTGCAATCCGAGCCAACCCGCTATCTGACCTCGGTGTAACCCATGGCCAAGTTCTCTCTGATCCAGAATCCAACCTTCAAGGCCGACGTGCTGATCCCGCAGTTGGGCGGCGAACCGGTGAAGGTGGGGTTCGAGTTCAAGTACCTGGACCGGACCGGCCTGGCCGAGCTTTACGCCGAGTGGGGCGAGCGCCACAAGGCCCTGGGGTTGAAGGCTGACGAGATGGACCTGAAAGCCTTCACCGCGGCCCAGATCGACCTGCAGGTGGATCAAGTTAAGGCGGTGGTGGCCGGCTGGGACTTCGAAGAAGAGTTCAACGACCAGAACATCCGCATTCTGGTCACCTCGATTGTCTCGATACCCAGCGCGGTATTGGCTGCATATTCCGAGGCGTTCAATCAGGCCCGCCTGGGAAACTCCTAAGCGCCGCGCGCACACTCTACGAGCAAGGGCCTTCAGCTGAAGAGCTGAAGACCTTTGGCTTTCTGGTGGGTGATCTCACCGGTCAGGACTGCGAGGTCTGGCCAGACAACTGGCCTGCTTTCAGCGTCTTCGAGGCGATGAGCACCCAGTGGCGCGTCGGCGCGTGCGGCGCTACCGGTCTGGACTACGGCGTCCTGCCGAGCGTCATCCGAATGTGTGGTGTGCCGGCTGGTTCCAGGCAAAGCATTTTCAGTGACATCCGGCAGATGGAGGCTGAGGCCCTGGCCGTAATGGCTGAACAGAGAGACAACAAATGAGCACTACCTTCGCTTCGCTTGGCATTGCGGTTGAGTCGTCTCAGGCGGTCAAGGCTGCCGATGACCTGGATAAACTGGTCGACGCGGCCGAAGGGGCAGAGAAGGCCGTCGATGACCTTGGCAAGGCTGGGGAGGGCCTGGCCAACACTGGCAAGAAAATCAGCCAGGCGGAGGCGGAGGCCGCCCAGGGCATCGATAAAGCGACCAGTGCGAAGGAGCGCCAGGTCGACGCGAGCCGCAAGGCCGGGACAAGTGCCGCCAGCGAAATCGCCATCATCAGCCAGCTCGACAGGGCGATGACCGGCAACATCGATAGCATGGAGAAGCTGGTCCAGGCAGAGGGATTGCTTGAGCGAGCCCGCAAGGGTGGGCTGGTCACCATTGAGCAGCAAGAGGCCTATCAGGAGCGCCTCGGCAAATCCTTCGACAAGATCGAGAAAGCCGAAGCCAAGGAGGCGGCGCAGAAGCAGCGCCTGATCGACGCCGAGAACCGGCAGATCGAAGCGCTGAAGCGCACGGTCAACAGCATCGATCCCCTGAATGTGAAGCTGGCCAAGCTGGAGGTGCAGGAGAAGGCGGCGCATGAAGCTTTCCGTCTTGGCGCAATCAACGCGGAACGCTACAGCGAGGCCCTGGCCAAGGTCGGAAAGGATCGGGCGGGCATAACCGCGACAGAGGGCGCATTCGACAAGCTGAAGCTCGGCACCCGCCAGGCTCAAGAAAACGTCATGCAGCTGGCCAACGCTCTGCAGTCCGGGGACTGGGGGAGTGGTGTTCGCGCAGTTACACAGCTTGGTGCTGGAGCCGGGGCCAGTGCTGCAAGCCTTCTCGCGCTTGCGGCGCCTATCGCTCTTGTAACTGCCGCAGTCGGTACTCTTGCCTATGCCTATTACAAGGGCAGCGAAGAGCAGGATGCCTTCAACAAGTCATTAATCTTAACAGGCGGATCGGCTGGGCTTACCGCCTCCCAGCTTGGTGTTATGGCCAAGCAGGTCAGCGATACGGTCGGGACCACGGGACAGGCAGCGGAGGTTCTGACCACCCTGGCGGGTAACGGCAAGATCGCCGGAGAGAGCTTTCTGGGGATCACCCAGGCCGCTGTGTCGATGCAGGAGGCAACAGGCAAGGCGGTGGGCGACACGATCGCGGAGTTTGTGAAGTTGGCTGATGAGCCCGTTAAGGCCTCTGCCGCGCTCAATGAGCAATACCACTATCTGACGGCGTCGGTGTATTCGCAGATCGTTGCTCTTGAAGAACAGGGGCGGCATGCGGAAGCGGTAAAGCTGGCCACCGATCAGTATGCCGATGCGATCAATGAGCGGACACCGAAGATTCTGGAGAACCTCAGCCTCTGGGAGAAAGGCTACAACCTAGTCGCGAAGGCTGCGGACAATCTGAAAAACGCAGGGCGTAGCCAATCCAACGCGGAGCGTATTCAGACTGCAAAGGAGGCTCTTAATCGCCTTGAAACTCGAGGTGGCAGCGAGAGAATACCGGGCGAGGACCCTGTCTACATTGGTGAAAAGGGAAAGCAGAGCCTTCGCGACTACATCAAGGGGCTGGAGGTAAAGGACGCGGCAGAGACCGATTACGCGAAGAGGCAGAAAGAACGTGATGATGCTGAGTTGGCCTCTCAGCGGGCGATGATTAAGGTCGATGCGCTGGCCAAGTCTTCATGGACCAACCAGCAGAAACGTAACGATGCGCTGAAGGAGTATCGCCAGCAGCTTGATGACATTCGCAAGACTGACCCCAACGACAAGCGCCTGGACAAGGCTGTCGTTGATAAGAACATCGCGAACATCAACGACAAGTTCAAGGACACGAAGACTGTCGCCGGCGCGGTAGACCTGACGGCCTTCAACAACTCGAAAAACAACCTCACCGGCATCCTGTCTGAGTACAAAAACGCCCAGAAGGAACTGGACGCGGCGCAGAAGGCGGGGCTGGTGTCCCAGGCCGACTACCTGCTCAAGCGCGAGGCCATGATAGGCAATGAGCGGGACGAGGTCACGGCGGCCTATGAGGCAGAGATTGCGGCACTTGAAGCTGCCAAGGGCAAGGCCAGTACCTCCGCAGCCCAGCGCATCCAGCTGGACCAGAAGATCGCCGACGCCCGCGCCGCCATGGTCAAGGCTCAGCAGGACGCTGACACCGAACTGAGCGTGCTGGCCAAGAACGAAGAGGGCCGGCTGAAGAAGCAGGAACTGGCGGTCAAGACCTACACCAGTGCCCTGCAGCAGCAAGTCGACACTCTGCGTGAGCAGGGCATGCGTGCTGCCGCGGGCCTTGGCCAGGGTGACCGCCAGCGCGACCTGACCAACCAGCAGAACGCGATCGACGACCGCATCAACCAGCAGAAGCTGGACCTGGCCAACCAGTACGGCGATGGCTCCCGAGGCATGAGCCTCGACGAGTACACGCAGAAGCTGCAGGCACTGGAAGTCACCCAGCAGAAGCTGCACGACACCGTGGTCAGCAACTACGACGATATGTCGGCTGCCCAAGGCGACTGGACGAATGGAGCGTCCTCGGCCTGGCAGAACTACCTGGAGTCGGCGCGAGATGTGGCCGGCCAGACCAAGAGCCTGTTCACCAACGCCTTCGGCTCTATGGAAGACGCGATTGTGCAGTTCGCGATGACTGGGAAGCTGTCGTTCGCTGACTTCGCGAAGTCGATCCTTGCAGATATGGCACGGATCGCTACTCGCCAGGCCAGCTCCGCGGCACTGAGCTCGTTGTTCGGCATGGCCGCCTCTGCTGCTGGCTCGTATTTCGGCGGCGGGGCGGCCTCGGCCGGCTCAACGCAGGCCGGGTATACGGGGGTCGACTTCTCCAGCTATCAGGCAAACGGTGGTGGATGGGATGGCGGTGTCCAGTTTTTCAAGGATGGCGGCGCCTTCACGAACAGCATCGTAAGCAAGCCGACTGCTTTTGGAATGGCAGGCGGCAAGACCGGAGTTGTTGGCGAGGCGGGCCCCGAAGCAATCATGCCGCTGACTCGCACCGCCAGCGGCAAGTTGGGTGTTGCAGCCGTTGGAGGTGGAGGTGGCGGGGTAAGCATCAGTCTCAGCATGCCGATTGTTCTAAGCGAGCAGGAGGCAGGTCGACCAGACGGAGCCGAGTTCGATGCAGAGATGTTCCAGCGGAACATGGAGTCGCGCACGCGGCAGATTGCAGCCGAAGAAATCGCCAAGTCTTGGCGCCAAGGCGGCGTGAGCAGCCGAAACCTTAAAGGATGATCTATGACAATCGAACGATTCACCTGGGCAACTGAAAAGGGCGCCGAAGGGGAAATCACTCAGCGCGTCCGGACCAAGCAATTCGGCGACGGATACGCCCAGTCCGTCGAGGACGGGATCAATAACAGGTTCCAGTCCTGGCCGGTGACGTTTACCGGGTTGAAGCCCCGCATCAAGGAGATCATGGCGTTCCTTGATCGACACAAGGGGGCGAAGGGCTTCCTCTGGGAGCCGCCTCTGGGCGAGCTTGGCCTCTACAAGTGCAACGGCTACAAGCCAGTTCACCGCGGCGGCTCCGCTTACGCCATCACCGCCACCTTCGAGCAAACCTTTCACCCTTGAGATAACTGCCCATGGCACTGATCACGGACATCCAGAAACTGGAGCCCGGCGGCGAAATTCGCCTGTTCGAAATTGACGGGACCGAGTACGGGGCCGATTACCTGCGCTTTCACGGTCACGCTATCCCGCACACGCCGGAAGAATTGCTGGCCTACGCCGGACTGGAAGAGGACCTGCCTGCCAAGTCGATTTGGTGGCAGGGCGTGGAATACGCGGCCTGGCCGGTGCAGATCGAGGGCATTGGCTCTAACAGTGACGGCACAGCCACCAGGCCTACTTTCGCCGCCGGAAACGTGAACGGGCGGGTCACCGCTCTGTGCCTGGCCTTTGATGACCTGCTGAAGTTCAAGCTGACGATCCGTGAGACCCTGGCCCAGTATCTGGATGCGGTGAATTTCCCAGATGGAAACCCAACTGCCGACCCAACCCAGGAAGCACTTGAGATCTGGTACATCGACCAGAAAACCAGCGAAGACGGAGAAGCTGTTGTTTGGGAGCTCTCTTCTCCGGGTGAGATCGACAACCATGGACTGCCAGGCCGGCAGATGACGACGTTTTGTCACTGGGCGATGACTAACGGCTACCGAGGGCCTGATTGCGGTTACACCGGTGCGGCCATGTTCGATGATGAAGACAATCCCACGGACGACCCGGCCAAGGATCAGTGCAAAGGCTGTTTGTCGTCTTGCAAGTTACGCTTTGGCGAAAACAACGAGCTCTCTCACGGCGGGTTCCCGGCCGTATCTTTGATTGCCAGGAGCTGATCATGCGCAAGCACATCTTGAACGCGATCCAGACTCATGCGGCAGCAGAGTACCCTAAGGAGTGCTGCGGACTGATTCTGGCTATTGGCCACAAGCAGCAGTACTTCCCGTGCCGAAACATCTCGACCGAGCCGAGCGAAGAATTCCGGCTTGACCCGGAGGACTACGCCGCGGCGGAAGACCTGGGCGAGGTGATCGGCATTGTTCATTCGCACCCAGACGTCACCAGCAGGCCGTCACCTCGGGACCTGGCTATGTGCGAGGTCACGGCCTTGCCCTGGCACATTCTGAGCTGGCCTGAGGGCGACCTGTGCACGGTCACCCCATCAGGTTCTACGCCGCTTCTCAGACGCCCGTTCGTGCATGGCGCCTGGGACTGCTGGCAGGTTTGCGCGGACTGGTACAAGCGGGAATGGGGGCTTGAGTTCGAGGCGTTCCAGCGTACCGATGGCTGGTGGGAGGATCCAGCAGGGCCCAGCCTCTACGAGCAGGCCTACGAAGCCGCTGGCTTCTATCGAGTGGACCAACCTCAACGTGGGGACATGATCGTTATGGCCGTGGGCCGGACTGCACACCCGAACCATGCTGGGGTTTACCTCGGCACAGATCCAGCGCTACCAGGCGAGGATACCGACGTGTTCGGTCCAGGGCCCTTCCTGCTGCACCACCTGTACGGGCGCCCGAGCGAGATCATCGTATTCGGCGGACCCTGGTTGGACCGAGCGCGCTTGGTTCTCCGTCACAAAGATGCAAAACAACCAGCATGATGCGGTAGGTCCGCAGGAGAGGGATATGAGGAAAAATACTCGAGCCAATATGGACTCAGAAATCAAAAGCCAAGCGGTCGATCAAAATGGCAATCCGGCCTGGATACTGAAAAAAGATGGCGCTGTGATACTCGCAGAACGATTCGTGGACCAGGGCGCCATCAACCACATGCCAGTTACGACTTAGGCTTGTTCACTATTGTTTCCATGATGTCGCTAGAAACTTCGATAGGAAGCTCTTGGCCTGGAAACACCTTCTGATAGACCTGCAATGCAATGTGATCTCCAGCACCTTGCTTACGCGAGGCCAAAACAGCCCTTCCAATGAAGACCTTCGCTAGATTTGGATCTGTTCGAGCAACGCACTCGGACAGCCCAAGAATCAGGTTTGATAATTGGGCTATCTGTTGATTGATAGTTTCTGACATATCGAGCTCCCAGGTCTTCATGCCCCAGTCCATTGGCTTTACGGCATCGGGCCGTGGCGATGGTTGTTACTCCTGCTCTGGAAGCTCCCAGCTGATGTGAAGCTTGTTCGTATCTTCGTTGAATTGGATGTTGACGTCCGACTCACTGAAATGATCAAGCACCGCATCAGCAAACTCCGCCTTGCTCTCGCCCAGCGTGTAGACCGTGCTGGACAGGCCGAACCGGGTTTGTTCGTTGATGTCGTAGTTGATCGACTCCATGAGTTCTTTGAACTCCATGTTCTTCTTGCCTTCCTCGGTCCTGCGGCGAAGCTCTTCTGCGTCTGGCGGCATTTTTCGTATCTCGAGTATGGGTAGGACTGCCATGCTCAGGCTATGGCCTCACAACGCTACTATGACTGGATCCAGTCCGGTTACTGGGGTTTCGTCCACACTGGATGGCCGTTCAGGGGCAGTTGTAAGAGTTTTTACCGGTGCAGAATGGAGCTGGCGAAAGCCCCGCGCTGGGCTTTTTCGTTTCTGGCATTCCATCCACGCTGGATGTGCGTACATGCTCCGCTGCTGAGTTGGGTGCTAATATCTGCAGCCGGATAATCAGGGATGCCACGATGAAACTTGATAAAGAGTTGGTGCGCGAGATCCTCCTTGCTGTTGAGGCCCATGATGAGGCTCAGGGATGGATGACATTAGTCATCGAGGGGCGATCGCATAAAGATGTTTCCTATCACGTCATGTTGCTGGATGAGGCAGGCCTGCTTTCTGCTATCAGTCTTGGCGGACTGAACCACTTTGAGTGGCAGCCCAAGCGTTTGACTTATCAGGGGCATGAATTCCTCGACACAATCCGTGATGGTGAGGTGTGGAGGAGAACAAAAGAAGGCGCCGAGAAGGTTGGCGGTGCCAGCCTGGGGGTACTTATTGAATTGGGCAAGGCCTACGGAAAGCAGATATTCAAAGAGCGCTTAGGCATTGAGTTGCCCTGATCACAGAGCCTTGAAAGCGGGTGAATTCAATGCGAAAACGCTCATGTTTGACGATGTGGCAGTGCTGCTGTCCCGCCAAACCAAAGAGGGAGCGGCATGCGGATTTTGATAGCAGCGGTGGCGTTAGCGGTGCTGGCGGGGTGCGCTTCAACTGCGATCTCAGTGCGAGATGCCAAGCCAGTGCCAGCTGATGAGGTTTACGAGTTCCAGTCCAGGCCTTCGGGTGATAGCGGAACGATCACGGTCGTGCGCGACTCCGGCGCTGTCGGTTCCGGTTGCGATATCGTCGTTTATGTCGATGGTCGCAAGGCCGCGAAAATTGGCACAGGCGAGCGTGCTACCTTCTATCTACCACCAGGTTCACCGAGGCTCGGCGCTGGTCTGGCCGGTTCGGGTTTGTGCGCAGGCGCTGCAATCCGCACCATCGCAGCGACGGTGCGGTCCGGAAAAGAAAGTCTGTACCGCATCAGTGGCGATATGGCTGGTTTCTATATCGGGCCCTACGTCGACTACAACTGACAGTCGAAAATCATAAGGCCGCCTACGGGCGGTTTTTTCTTGTCTGGAGAAAACGATGCAAGCCTCAGCGCTCAATTACCAACCGATGACAACCATCCGCCTGCATGGGCAGCTCCGTCAGTTTGGGACGTCATTCAGGCTCGCAGTAAAGTCGCCGGCCGAGGCGATCAAGGCATTGTGCGTGCAAATTCCCGGCTTTGAACGCTTCTTGTCGAATGCCAAGTCACGAGGGCTTGAATTCGCGATTTTTCGCGACAAGCGCAACATCGGCGAGAAGGAGCTGACATTCAACGGAACCGGGGACATTCGCATTGCACCAGTAATAGTGGGCAGTAAACGCGGCGGCATTCTTCAGACGATTGTCGGGGCGATCCTGATTGTGGTCGGAGTCATCTTCTCGGCTACGCCTTTCGGCGCTCCGCTGATTGGCGCAGGTATCGGCCTTGTAGCTGGCGGCGTGATCCAAATGCTCAGCCCCCAACCTGGGGGCCTCAAGACCAGTGCCGCACCAGAGAACACGCCCGGCTACGCCTTCAGCAGCGCCAAGAACACCACCGCCTCGGGCAACCCGGTACCGCTCTGCTACGGCAAGCGTCGTGTAGGCGGTGCGATCATCAGCGCCGCCATCTACGCAGAGGACAAGATGTAATCGTCGCTCGCAGCATCGCAGCCGCCCATGAGGCGGTTTTTTATTGCCTGGAGGAAAGCATGGGCGTAGTACAAGGTATCGAAGTCCACGGCGCCAAGGGCGGCGAAAAGAAACCCAAGACACCGATCGAGGCCCCAGACAGCCTACGTTCTGTAGCCATAGCCAAAATGCTGATTGCGGTGGGCGAGGGCGAGTTTGAAGGAGTGCCAACAGCGCGGAACATCTACCTCGACAACACCCCGCTGCAAGACCCGCAGGGAAACATGAACTTCCCGAACGTGAAGTGGGAGTGGCGTACTGGGGCAGTGGACCAGGCCTACATCCAGGGCATTCCATCGGTCGAGAACGAGACGACCATCAGCACTGAGCTGCGCAGCGGCACTCCTTGGGTTCGTGCAATCAACAACGTCCAGCTTTCGGCCGTGCGCCTGCGCTTTGCCTGGCCGATGCTTCAGTCCATTGATGCGGCTGGCAACATCAACGGTTACCGGATTGCCTACAAGGTCGAGGTAGCCACCGACGGCGGGAGTTATCAGGAGGTCCTTAACGAGGCAGCGGACGGCAAGACCACCAGTGTCTACGAGCGTACCCGGCGTATCAATCTGCCGGCAGCTGCCAGCGGGTGGCTGCTCAGGGTGACCCGCATCACCCCGAACCAGAACAACAACAAAATCGCTGACACCATGCAGATCGCGGGTTTCACTGAGGTCATCGATGCAAAGCTGCGCTACCCGAACACCGCGCTGCTCTACATCGAGTTCTCAGCTGAACAGTTCCGCAGCATCCCTGCCGTCACCGTGGAGACCAAGCTGAAGAAGGTCCTTGTGCCAGCCAACTACGACCCTGTGGCCAGGACCTACTCCGGTATCTGGGATGGCAGCTTCAAGTTGGCCTGGACTGACAACCCAACCTGGATGACCTACGACATCACTGTCAGCGACCGCTTCGGTTTGGGCCGTCGCATCAGACCGTGGCAGGTGGACAAGTGGGAGCTGTACCGGATTTCCCAGTACTGCGACCAATTGGTGCCAGACGGGAAGGGTGGAACAGAGCCGCGCTTCATCTGCAACTTGAACCTCCAGAGCAAGGCCGATGCCTGGACGCTGTTGCGCGATATCTCCGCCATCTACCGCGGCATGACCTATTGGGCTCAAGGGCAGGTCTTTACCCTGTCCGATATGCCGCGTGACACCGACTTTGACTTTGCCTACACGCGAGCGAACGTGATCGACGGCAAGTTCACCTACTCCAGTGCATCGGAACGCACCCGGTACACGCGCGCTCTTGTCAGCTACGACAACCCGGCGAACAACTACGATACCGACGTCACTGCAGTGACCGACCAGAAGCTGCAGCGCCGTTATGGCGACAACCCGCTCGAGATCAGCGCGATCGGCTGCACCCGCGAATCCGAGGCCCAGCGCCGCGGTAAGTGGGCGCTGCTCACCAACTCCAGGGATCGAGCGGTCACGTTCAAGGTTGGCCTGGACGGACGAATTCCGCTGCCTGGCTACGTCATTCCCGTTGCTGATGAGTTACTGGCCGGCAGGCCTGTAGGCGGGCGTATCGCGGCTGTGAGCGGCAAGGTGATCACCCTAGACCGTGATACCCAGGCCAAGGCCGGCGACCGGCTGATCCTGAACCTGCCAGACGGTAAGTGCGAAGGGCGCACCATCCAGGTGGTCAGCGGTCGGCAGGTCACTGTGACCACTGCTTATTCCGCAGTGCCTGAGCGCGAGTTGGTGTGGGCGTTGGATGCTGATGACCTGGCTATCCCGCTCTACCGCGTCACAAGCGTGGCCCGACCAGAGCCCGGCGTGTTCGAGATATCAGCCGTTCAGTACGACCCGAGCAAGTTTGCGCACATCGACACCGGCGCCCGACTGGAAGAGCGCCCAATCAGCGTGATTCCGATCACCGTCGTCCCGCCACCGGCAAGCGTCACTATTGCGTCGAGCTCAGCGGTGGACCAGGGCATCGCGATCAGCACCATGAACATCTCCTGGCCAGCTGTGAGCGGCGCTGTGGGCTACGACGTGGAATGGCGCAAGGACAGCGGCAACTGGGTCAAGCTGCAACGCACAGGCTCAACCAGCGTGGACGTGACCGGTATTTACGCCGGTGCCTATCTGGCTCGTGTACGGGCGGTGAGTGCGTTTGACATCTCTTCGATCTGGAAGAGTTCCGATCTGACGAATCTCAAGGGCAAGGAAGGGATTCCGCCGGCGGTTGCGTACTTGAATGCCACCAGCGAGCTGTTCGGCATTGGCTTGAAGTGGGGCTTCCCGGCCGGCGCCGAGGATACCCAGCGCACCGAGATCTGGTATGGACCAGGCAACAGCCTTGAAGACGCCACCAAGCTGACGGATTTGGCATACCCGCAGTCTGACTACGGCCTTCAGGGGCTGGCGGCGGGTGCTCGGTTCTTCTTCTGGGCTCGCCTGGTGGATCGCACTGACAACGTCGGACCTTTCTATCCGCTCGTGAACGGGGTGATGGGCCAGGCCAGCTCCGATGCCGCGCCAATCCTTGAAATACTCGCCGGCAAGATCGGCAAGACGGAGCTGGGCCAGGACCTGCTGTCCGAGCTGGACGGCCTGCAGGACCAGATCGATGCTCTCGATGGGCTGAAGGGGTACGACCCGGCAGCGACCTACCTGAAAGGCCAGATGGTCGTTGAGGACGGCCGCATCTACCAGGCGATCAAGGATGTGCCTGCAAACAACCCACCACCGGCCGCTGCTTACTGGTCTGACGTCGGCCAGTCGGTTGAAACGGCCAATGGACTTGCCCAGCAGGTGGCCACGAACACTGCCGATATCACAGAGCTCGACGGTGTGGTCACAGCCCAGGCCAGCGCGACCAGCGCTCTGCGTGCTTCCTGGCGCGAGGATGACGGCTCAGGCGATCTGGCAGACGCGATCAAGGGCTGGAACAACACCGCGGCCATCGTCACCGAGGAGAAGGTCAGGAGCACGGCCATTGAGGCCGAAGCCAAGCGGACGACCAAGCTGCAGGCCACGGTCGGCGAGAACACGGCAGCGATCCAGGAAACATCCTCGGCCCTGGCCAACACAAATGGCCAGCTTGAAACGCTGTGGTCGGTAAAGATGGAGACTACGACCGGTGGCCAGAAGTACGCCGCGTCTTTCGGCCTGGGCCTGCAAGTAGACCCGTCCGGCGTGTCCTCGCAGTTCGTTGTGCGCGCTGACACTTTCATGTTGCTGAACCTGGCCAACGGCACCCCTGTGTCGCCGTTCTCTGTAAGTGGTGGGCAGACGTTTATCCGGTCGGCATTCATTCAGGATGGATCGATCAGCATGCTCAAGATCGGCCAATACCTGCAGTCGGATGATTATGTCCAAGGCGTGCAAGGGTGGCGCCTAGATAAGGCGGGAAACATTGAGTTCAACGGGCCCGCACCAGGCGGAGGCCGGCTGACCATGACAAACCGGGCGGTGAAGGTCTACGACCAAAACAACGTCAAGCGAGTACAACTTGGAGACCTTAGTGCATGAGTTTCGGACTACGGATGTGGGGGGCTGACGGAAAATTGCAGTTCGATACAGATACAGTGACATGGCAAGTTGCTCTTTCGCTTGTAGTTTCATTCGACGGATCCCCACCCACTACCCGTCAATACTCAGTGCCAGGGTGTAACCCTAGCAACTCAACTGCTTTCTGCCTGCCACTATCTAATGTCGTTAACACCGATTTAAGGAATCTCCAACTGGAGGCGCAGATGGGGACTGATATTGTTTATGTCCGAAACTTTTTAGGAGGTTTTAGCGGAAGTAGCACTATATCTTGGGCGACGATGAGGCTGATGGTTATGAGGTGGAAGTGATGGCTGGGTTTGGTCTGTCTGTTATCAATGACGCTGGTACAGTAGTTATTGATAGTGAGTTTTCAAGGTTGTGTGTGTTTTATCATGGTCCTTACAGTAGTCCAGGACAGCTTGTTAATATTTACTTTGCGCAGGCCGTGAAAACCCAGGAGCCCCCACTGATATTTCTTCGCCCCAATAACAACGGAGCCACCGCTACCTTTGGTACAGGGTACCTCGGGGGGCCTGGCAACTGGGTGGGCGTAACGATTTATGGCAATGGCACAAGTGGAATGGTATTTGTCGCAGCTTTTGACGCCTCACCCGTCAGTGACTTTGGCATGCGCCTTTGGGATGGGGCTGGAAAGTTGGTTTTTGACTCTGGAACTCCTGCTGCATCATTCACCAGAGTTATCCCGAACTGGACGTATACCCACACGACAAAAGACGTCCAAGGTTATTATCTGAATTGGTATGCGATTCCAATTCAGTATGATCTTGGTGATTACTTTCTGTCTAATAATTTGAGGATGTGGATGATGGCTGGCAACAATACAGCCCGGGTTGTCGCTGCTTATTATGATTTTCCAGCGGGTGTAATTCGCTTAAGGCTCACTGCATTGCAGAACCCTTTTTACATGTTGCTGCCTGGAATATTTGGAAAGGTTAACGCCTGATTAATTGTTAGGAAGTCATTCCGCCAAGAGCGGGTTTTTTATTGCCTGGAGAAAACCATATGGCTTGGCTTAGAGCCGGAACAGTGGCCGTGACAAATGGCTCAACAACGGTCACCGGAACCAACACCGGGTTTGCTGCGAACACCCGCGTTGGTGATGCTTTCATCGGTCCCGATGGTCGCCAGTACGAGCTGCAGAACGTTGCAAGCGACACAGTGATATCGATCCTGCCGGCGTACCTGGGGCCGACGGCATCCGGGCAGCCTTACGCTGTGATGCCTGTGCAGGGCTACCAGAAGCTGCTGGCCGATCTTGTACGTGACTGGACGAACCAATATGGCGTGAAGATGGCGGCGCTGGGGTCGACTGGCAACTACGATGTGTTGCCAGTTGAGAAAGGTGGGACAGGCGGGACTGATCAGGCAAGTGGCAGAGCTGGCCTTGGGCTCGGAGCCGTTGCTACTGACGATGTACTTACAATTGAGAAAGGTGGTACATCCAGTACATCACCTTCGGCAGCTAGAGCGGCTCTTGGGTTGGGAACGGCAGCAGTTACTGATGTGACATCAAGCAGTGTTGATGAGACGCTTGGTCGCGTGCTGAGGGTCGGTGACTTCGGTGTCGGCGCGATCTCGTCGCCATACCTGCCCCGCATTTCAGACTCCGTAGTGGGTGGAACGTACCGCTTCGATCCTGAGTCCGCCGGCATCCCAACGGTCGGATACGGCTCAGTACACGTGGGGTCATACGATAAACCGACGAAAAATTTTACAAAAATCGTCGTTTATATGAACACGCCTAAAGCGTATTTAATGGGCTCCATTAACGGATCAGCCTATACGCCTGCTGAGTTTTACACTACCGCAAACACCACTAGAGGCTCGGGCGGGGCGCTATCCGCAGCATCACCTATCGTACGGATCGCCAATGTTTCACAAAGCAAGCGCCTTGACTTGTTCGAACAGACATTTGAAGCCGCCGGGGAGTGGGGCGCAGCAAATGATGAGGCTCGCGGAGTCATTGTTGAGCGCGCTGCCGTTGGCGTTTACGTCATTACCGGAAGCCAGGGGCTGGCCCTCGAAGGATGGCGCGTTCTTGATCCATGCTCGCCAGATGGTGGCAGGGCACTCGGAATCACTGAAAGTGAGGAGGACGACCAGGGAGCTGTGACTGTGCGTCTTTTCAAGCAGCGCTGGACCCTCGACGACGACGGCGAGATGCATCTCGGGAAAGGTGCTCCGCTTGATGTGCCGCTCAACAGCTGGATTGACGTGCGCTTGCACATGCCTTCCGTCACTGAGACGCTTCCGACCTGACCCGCAACACCTAGCCAAGCCCGCCGAGTGCGGGTTTTTTGTGCTTGGAGAAAACACAATGCCGATCACCGAGCAGCAGCTGCTGCAGATCCTCCCGAACGCCCGCCCAGTCGCGGGCGTTTTTGTTCCTGCGCTCAACGCGGCCATGAGCAAGTACGCCATCGTCACCCGCCTGCGAATGGCGGCCTTCATCGCGCAGATCGGCCACGAGTCCGGCCAGCTTCTGTACGTGCGCGAGCTGGGCAGCAATCAGTACTTGAGCAAGTACGACACCGGCACCCTGGCCAAGCGCCTGGGCAACACTCCCGAGGCGGACGGAGACGGCCAGAAGTACCGGGGCCGGGGGCTGATTCAGGTCACGGGCCGGGCCAACTATGAAGCCTGTAGCGAAGCGCTGTTCAGCGATGCTCGTTTGCTCAACACCCCTGAGTTGCTAGAAACCCCGGTCTATGCCGCGTTGTCGGCTGGCTGGTTCTGGCAGCGGGCGGGGCTCAACAGCCTTGCCGATAAGGGCGACTTCCTCACCATCACCAAGCGCATCAACGGCGGAACCAACGGCCTGGCGGATCGCGAGGCGCTGTATCAGCGTGCATTGAAGGTGCTGCCTTGAAGGCCCCGGGCTGGCTGTTGCCGGTACTGGCCTTGGTGCTGGGGTTTGCCCTGGGTGGTTGGCTGGCCTGGACGTGGCAGGCCAACGCCTACGGCAAGGATCTGGCTGATCAGGCCGAGGCGTACAGCCGGGACCGCGAGCAGGCCGCCACGGCGGTGATCAACTGGCAGGAAACCCAACAGGATGCCCGCCGGGCCCTGGAGGACCGCCTGCAGGCGAATGACGAAACCCACTACAAGGAATTGCGCGATGCTCAAACGAACCAAGCTCGCCTGCGTGATCGGCTGGCTACTGCTGATCTCCGGCTGTCAGTCCTACTCAACACCGCCGCCTCGGGTGGTGGCGGTGGGTTGCCAGCCACCGCCGGCACCTGCGGCGTGGTTCATGGAAGCGCGCGAGCCGAGCTTGACCCGGCGGCTGCTCAACGAATTGTCGGCATCACCGGTGACGGCGATCAAGGATTGATCGCCTTGGCAGCCTGCCAGAGCTACGTCAAAGATATCGTTTCAACGAAGTGAAAAAGAGCGGTCGGGCCAGTTGCCTCAACATCTAACCCAGCCGCTGTACCCGGCAAAATGCACCTTCAGACAATCCCCGCCAATACTCATACCGCAGTAGTGGGCGGGGATGTTGACCTAAACGAACTGGCTCGATTGTATCTCCGGTTCCAGCACGAAAGCTGGGGACCGGTAAACACGAGTTACTCACTCTCAAAATGCTTCATATACGGGTTTGCTGCAGTCTTCGTATACCACCTGGCAAGCTTTGCCTCCCGTGTCGACACATGACTGTTGAGCCACCATGCGGGCTTCTTCAGGGTCTTTGGCACTGCCCAGGCCAGAGCGGGACGGCCCATCCTTGCTGCTGGGAACCACCCATGC